GGACGAAAGCGTGATGAGTTCCGAGGTCTGGTGCCATTTCCAGTCTCTGACCGACACCAAGTCCCGGTAGGCATGGAACAGCCCCTGGCGCAGGACGCGGTGTTCCCGGTCCTGGGCACCGCCTCCGGTGCTGGACATGAGGTACTCGATGGCGTCGTAAGCCGTGTACATCAGGGCCTCTTTGGTCGCGGGGGCCTCGGTGCCGGAACGTCATCGCTGGGCGTCAGGCCTGCGTACCACTCCGCGAAATGCTGTAGGTATCCGCCCACTACGGCCTCGCTCAGTGCGGCGTCATTTGCCAGCCAGCCGCCCTGCGATCCGCGAATGACATTGACGCGCACCTCTGGAGACACCGCATTGAGCGCCTCAAGACCGCCGCGTTGCGATTCTGTGACTGCGAGCCAACCCATCACGCAGACCTCCCGATAGCCTGCTGGAAAGCCAGCATGATGTCGTACCACTGATCTCTCATGCCGCTTGTACTCATGCCCAGTCCGTATGAGTACCCGCCAACCTGATGGCCCGAGCCGCTTGGCAGGCTGTAGATGTCGCACGCCTCGTCCGTGTAGGCGTATCCCAGGACAAGCAGCGAAACCACAGTGGCTGCGGACGACCAAGCGAGTCCACCGACGTTGTTGGAGGTGATTGTTTGGTCAATGCCGTTTCGCGTGTAGAAAGGCGAGCCAGATGACCGCACGGCCAGGTGCAGGCCAGCACCCTGGGAAGCGGCAGAAAAGTCGTAATCGCCGCCGTTAGGCACAGACTGCATGTAGCCCGAGGTGCCTGCTGACAGATAGAGCCCATCGCCGCCGTCGCCGGCGCACGCCCAGTAGTCGAGACCGCCCATCTCTGCGGTAGAGCCTGTGTCCACAGTCTTCAGCCACATCGACACATGCACCTCGTCATAGTTGGCCCCGGCAGCCAGCATGTTTGATATGGGCATTCCTGTGTCTAGGTAACTGGAAGAGTCTGTAACAAAGCCTGTGGTCTGCGTGTATCCAATGCCGGTCACGAATGGCCCGATGTTTCCGTCCACGGCGTCACCGTACTGCGTGCCAGTTGGCGAAGGTCCGCGATACAAAGGGACTACGGCCGCCTGCACGTTGTTGCCGCAACAAAGGTTCAGGCGTATAAACCTGTCCCGCAGCGAATTGTCGTCAACGGCTTGGCACAGGTCGCTGACGGCCTGCATGGTTGTGGGGGAAACTGTCCCGCCATTCGCCAGCGCAGCCGCCTTCCACGCCAGCGCCTCCGGGTGGTAGGACGGGCCGGATGCTATCGGCCGCATCAGCCTTGGGGACATCGCCACGAGCGGCCTCCTTAGGCGACCTTCTCGGCCTTGAGGAAGGAGCCGGCCTTAACCTCCACGGCAGTTGTGCTGACTCCACCCTGCCTGAACTGGAACTTTACGGTCCCCGCAGTTGCGCCGGTCTTGACGACAAAAGACTGCGGAACGGCGCAGGCGCCAGAGTAGTCCGAGATGTTGTAGTCGTCGCCAATAATGCCCCCGTTCGTCCAGGCCGGCGTTTCGGTGCCCTGCCAGTTGTCCGAAAAAACGTATGCCCAGAGGCCGTAAAGGGTTGATGCGTCCGGGGCCACTACTTTCCCGTATATTTGCACGCTATTGCTTACCCCGACGACTATCAGGTTCATGGACACCGCGTAGGTGCTGTTGGCTTCTGCCATGAAGAACAGCGTGTCGTCGTCGGTGAGAGTCGTGCTGCTTGCCAGCGTCTGGTCGGCTAACTTCAACTTGAAGATTGGGCCAACGGGCTTATATGGAGTATCAGACCACTTCAGCCCGACGCCAATCTTCTCGCGGCCAGTGTCCGACTCTGCGCCAAGATCACCCCGGGCCAGGAAGGGGTTCTGAGTGCCCCATTCGGCGGCGGTCCTCTGGATAACAAGCGGCGATACGATACGGTCCATGTTTGCTCCTTAGCCCTTAACGGACAGGCGGATGGTGGCGGTTCCGGCATCGGTAACGCCCACGACGAACGGGGCTGCGAACAGTGCGTCAGGCAGGGCGTAGGCCCGTCCGGCAGAGATGTCGGTCGAGGCTGCGGCTCCATCGACGTACAGCGGGATCGCGGTCTCGGAGGTAGTGAACGCCGTGTACCAGTTGATCTTGGTGGCGCCACTGGCCACGGCATCCACGATCAGCAGGCCGCCAGATGCCGGCCCGAATGGGATGTCGGGGCTGGTCGATGCGCTGTTAGTGAGCGTGAAGGAACCCGTAACTGAGTTGAACCGTTCAATCTTGCCTGCCATGTCTGTCTCCTACGTCTATAGCCTTTATGTCCGGGGGCCAGCCCGGCGGGTCACTTCTTCTTCCACCGGGGCGTGTGCTTCTCTTTGACCTTGGCCACGGCGTCCTTGAACGGCAGGCCGGGGTCCTTGGCCATTTCCTTGCGGGCCAGTTCGCGGGCGACCTTGGGATTCAGGTCAACATGCTTACGGCCTTCAGGTGCAGCCTCTATGTTCACAATGCCTTGCACGTTTAGGTTCCGGTCCTTAGCAACGCGCTTTACGTCGTCTATGGAGTCCACCCAGGCCCTGGGGTCCATGTGCCCCCGCTTGTCGGCAATGCCCGAGAGGTAGAACTTGCCCGTGGGGTTAATCCCGGCGGCGCGGGCCTCTTTGACCATCCAGTTGGCCTGCCGCTTGGGGAGCCCGTCCATCCAGTTGCCGTCCAGCCGCCCCTCCATGAAGGCCCTGTCCGAGCCTTTGGTGCCCGGGGCCTGCATGAGGGCACACATCTCGGCAAACCTGGGGGCCTGCCCGTCCGCAATCATCTTGCGGTAGTGGGCCTGCACATCCGAGCCGGCGTTCGCAATGTCGTAGGGGAGTTCAGTCATCGTCGTGGTAGTCGAATAGGTGGCTAAAGGCTTCGATCATTGGGGCTGCAACTCAGGCGGTACCTGCGGTGGAGGGCCTGGTGGAGGACCCGGCGGCGGGCCTTGGTCAGGTGGAGGGCCCCCGCCGCCGGCCGGACCCGGAGGCTGCGGCTCGCCAGGAGGAGTGGCGGGCGCGCCCGGTGGCGGTGGCGGCGGCGGCGGGGGCGGTGGAGGGATGAGGTACTTGGTGGGATCGATGTCGAGGGACTTGGCCCAGTCGGTGATGAGGGCATTGAAAGGATCGACCATGCCCTGCTGGACGAGCCCCTGGAGAACAGGCCCCAGCGTCTGGAGGGCCATCTGCATCTGCTCGACTCTGCTCGCTTTGTTCGGCTTTCTTGCACTGCCAGCCTCGATTCGGTAGTCGAACTCACGGGCGATCTGGTTCAGTTGCATCGACTGCACGCTCTGCTGCCACACGGCGGCACCGAGCGGGCCGATCACATGGGCAACGTCCTCGCCGCCCAGCAGCCACCTTGCCGCAATGGCTTCCTTCCTTGCCACCATGCTCATGGCGTCTTCAAGGACATTGGCCATATCGTCAGGCCTAACGCTAATCTGCTCAGACTTGACCTGTGCCTCAGCAGCACTCCTGAACTGATTGCGTGTCATCCCATATACGAGTTCTGTCAGTCCGACTCGCTTGTCGAACTGCTCGCTCACAGCGCTCAAAACATTCCAGATTTCCTGGGACACAGGCGGCATCTGGAACACGGACACGATGTCATTGACCGACCGCCCGAGGGTCTCGCTCAACTCGATTAGCGAGAACCCGGACTCCTCATGCTTGAGAATCTGGTCCTTGATGTCGTCGCCTGCGGCCTTGGCCACGCCCACCATGGTCTTGCACGACACCATGATGCGGGTCGCCAAGAACGACATTGCCCAATTCAAGAATTTCAATTCCGGCATGCCAGGCTTCAAATGGCTGATGGGCCATGAGTAGCCGGGCTTGCGGTGGAACTGGAGGAACGTGCAGGGCCAGCCGGAGATGTCGGCGTAGAACGGGATCGGCCAGCGGGTGCGTGTGAACAGTGAGTTGGGCAGGCCTGATTCGTCCGGCTCCTCAAGGGCTATTTCCTTGGGGACGTTCAAGGGGAAGTCGATTCCCTCGGCCACGACGATGTAGCAGTTCTCGCCCAAGGCATCGAACATCGTGGCGTATTCTTTGGGCGCACCCTTGAGCGTGTGACCAAAGCCCGTCTTGGAGTAAATCTTCCAGTAGACGATCAGGTCGTTTGTTTTGCCGTTGCGCTTCTTGGTCTTGTAGTCGCGGTTGTCTTCCTCAGTGCGGGAGACGTAACTCTCGATGTGGCCCTTGAGGTCTTCCTTGTTCAGGCCGTACTTGCGGGCCACCTCGTCAATCGGGTGGATGCAGCGGCGGGCCACCCACAGCAGGTCTTCCTGCTCATCGGCATCGGGGTCGAACAGCAGGTTGTCGCATGAGTCAGCGAACGACCCGACAACGCCGAAGGGCTGGCCGTCATCGCCTGGGAGTTCCACCAACTCCGTCCACCACACCCCCATGCCCTTGATGATCGCCTCATCCACGACCCGGCGGGAATGCTCTTTGAGGTTGAGTTCGTTTGGGGTGTAGTTCAGGTAGGACTCGATCAGGCCAGCGACAGTCTTCTTCTGTTCCTCCATCAGCCCGACCTGCTGGGAGGCCTGGACGAACTGCTCGATCCTGGGGTCGGGCATGGGCTGCCCGGTCATGGGGTCCATCGGCGGCGGCTGATTCGGGTCGATGCCGAGGGCCGTGGGCGGGATGGTCGGGTACTGCCGAGGGGCAACTGTCCGCACCGGGTTGCGGGAGTAGATGACCGAGCCGAAGAGTTTGACCGCCTCAAACACCCGGTTCGTAGACATACGAAACGACGGGGGCTGAATCTTGGAGAACGCGGCATCTGGTCGTGCCTTGTCCTTCCAGAACCAGTCACCGCTGCCGTCAAAGAAGTTCATGGCCTCCTTGGCGTCCTCGCTGAAGGGCCGCTTGTGCTTCTCGGCCTGCTTCAACTTGGACAGCCAGGAGGTGGAGACTGCCTTGAGGGCGTCCTGCATCCGCTGCTGCCCGATCTGCTCGACCGGGAGTTCGGGCAGGCTTCCGTCGCCCATGGACGGCACGTTCTGGTCTAGGTTTTCGCCTTCGTTCATTGGGGTCAGCACTTCCAGGCACGAAGGGATTTGTTAATGCGACTGTCCGGGTCGTTGGCCGTAGCCTTACTGGTCAACTTCTTCTTCATGCCTTTCATCCGGGCACAGAACGAGTCGCGCCTTGACCCGCCCTCTGGCTGCGGAGGCTTGAGGTTCGCCCCGTGTTCGCGGTTGTAGGAAGCCCGACCGCGCTCGTTCAGCCCGCCGTTCGGGTTCTGGCCCTCCTTGCGGGTCCAGGCCTTCAGGCGGCGAATGCGGTCGCTCATCTCTAAACCTCGACGGGCTTCTTCTTGGCGGCCTCGATCTTCTGCTTGGTCAGCAGGGTCTGGAGTTCCTTGAGGGCCTTGGTGTTGGGGTGCAGGGCAAAACCGCCCCACTTGCTCCAAGCCGCCGCCGTCTCGGACTCCTTCCAGAACGGGTCGTCAACGTGCCTGACCGATGGCTTCTCCACGAAGCCAGCATCCTCGGCCCACACAAGGATATTTATGGCCTGGGAACCGGGCTTTCGTGACACCCAGCCCATCACGGCGTCCTGGGGATTGAACGGGTTGCTGTACCACAGCACCATGTCCCCAACGCCCAATTCGGGCATTTCAAACTGCATGATTTCCTCCTTGTAGATACCGTCCGTAGAGCCACCACCCACGGTTTAAGGCACTTTTTCGCGCCCGGCAAACTGTGAATCAGGCGACCCAGGTCTCGGTGTAGGAGTTAGGGGCGAGGTAGACCACGCCGCTGGACTTGGCCTTTTCGCGGTTTTCCTTCCACTTCACCCACCAGGGAAGGTCAACCCTTACTTCAGGCTTATGGTACTTAGGCTCGTAAGCACATAAGTACCTTAGGCAATCAACTAAGTGAAACTCACCACGCTTATTGGGTTGGTCTGTGACAATAGTTGTGCCTGCTACATTGGTCACTTGCTTCTTGTATCGCTTCATCTCTCGTTCTAGGTTCGGCAGGTAACCCTTGAGAACCCTGAGTTTGGCACTCCCCTCGGGGCGGATGTGCAGGGCGTTGCGGACAGCCTGGAGCCCGGCCTGAACGTCGTCGGCACCGGGGATGAACGAGGAGCCGGTCACCCGTGATCTGATGCCGTGGGAGGCCAACTGCTCGGAATACTGGTCCTGTGGGCTTTTGCCTGAACCAATATCGGTCAGCCGGCCGCCGTGGGCGTCGATCAGGAACGCGTAGAACTGCTGGTCGCGGACCTTCTTCTTGAACTCCTGCCCAAAGATGATGGCGTTGCAGTTACGGATGTAGAGTTCGTCATACAGGATGATCTTGTCCTCGCCTGGGGGGACGGCTGCAAACAGGACCGCCGTGACCGCGTGCCCCGGGTCCACGATGGCGTACCTGCACCACTCGCTGGGAATCTTGTTCTCGGGCAACTGCGCCGAGTCGATCCCGTGTATTGCCATAGAGAAGTTCGGGTAGACGAGGATGCTGTCCGTGGTGAACTCGCCCTCGGACCTCTGCCGCAGTACGTCGTCCCCAATGGCCGACCACCGCTCGATCATCTTTCGCTTCTCGTCCTTGTCGATGTGCGGGTTGTCGAGGAATCGCAGCACGAACCGGCGGATGTCTGCCGTGTTGCCATTGTCCTCGGCCTTCTCGGCTCGCTCATTGAGTCCGATCAAGGCTTCGTTCTTAGAATGCGGCATGGCACTCCAGCAGAACAGGCCTTTGTTGTCGGCTAGGCGTGCCTGCATCTCTGGGACCCACTGCTCATTGTTTAGGTCCTCGTCTATATGTACACGCGATGCCTTAAATCCTTGTGGCGGATCGCCCTCGGACGAGAAGCAGTAGATCGTCCACCCGTTCACCAACTCGCAGGAGTTGAGGTAACCGGCAGACTTGAGCAGCCAGGAGTAATTCTTCACCATCCGGGGAGGGATGAGCGGCGGCGCTGGCTTGGTCTCTTTCTCCCGCCCGGCGTCCAGCACTGGATCAAAGGCGCGCCACTGCCCAGTGGCCGAGTCCTTGATGATCTTGAAGGCCCCGGCACGAAACAAATAGGGCACTACCACTAAGCCTATGTGCTTCCAGTTGGCCCCGACAATGACGAGGGTGCCGCCTTCTTTCGGGTACTTGCCCTCGACGGGGTGCGTGCCCGTGGCCGCCCAGGCGTCCTCGATGAAGGTGCAGAGACTCTTGCCGCTACGATTGCCGCCGATCACCAGCGTCTCGCTCGACAGGCAGTGGTGAAACTCCAACTGCTTCGGCGTTGGCTTGTATAGCCTCAAGGCTTCGATGCGCCTCTCGCTCAATTCGGCCTGCAACGTCCTCAGTTCGTCCCTTTGGAAGGACGATATGGTCTGGACCGTTGGCAGCGGGGGCACCGCTGGTGGCGTGTACTTCTTCGGGGGCATTGATGTACCTCTTTCCTCCGTATGTCAGCACGGCCTGCTCCAGCCGCTGATTGATCTCCTGCTCCAGTTCCTCCTCCGAGTAGAGTTGGATGGGCTTCTTTGCCCCGCCCTGCTCGGTGTTCTTGGTGGCGAGCCGGACCACCATCTCCAGTACGGAGTTGCGAATTCTTCCCCCGGGAGGCGCGTCCCAGTACTGCTTCATGGCCATGGACGCAAAGCCGTTCACGCCACCGAAGTAGTGCATCAGGCTCTCAAGCAGTTCGGCCGTGTGGGGCACGTTGGCCCCGCCCGAGATCACCCTCGACAAATATGACTCGATGGCCGCATTCTCCATGCGGTCCATCTTCTTCTTCTGCTTTTTCTTCCGCTCGCACGACTTGCATGTGTGGCGGAATGTGTGCTGCGTGCCGGGGGACCTCGGCCAGAACTTCGGGGAAAGCACTAGCACGGACCCGCAGGCCTCACACTTCCGGTACTGAACATCCGGCTGCTCTTGGTCGTCCATTACTGCCTATCCAGTTGGATGATGGAGGCGATCATGGGGGCGATGGTCGGATCGTCGTCCTTGCGGCCCTGCTGGAGCCTGTCTCGCAGCAACTCTCCCTTGGCCTGCTTCAGCATGATGCTGGCCATGGATGGGCCATTGAGGTAGTCCTCGGGCGAGCCGCCCATGTCGTCGGCAGTAATGTTGCTGGCCTGCCCGGTGGCCATGTACAGCAACTGCTTGAGTTCGTCGGGCGGAAGGGCGTGGCTCAGGTACCGCAGGGCTCTAATGCGATTGCTCATGCTGTGCCTCGCTATTTCTTGGGGCAGGCCCCAGACAGGCAGCCCTTCTTGTTCTTGCAATCACAGGTTGAGGGGCAGGGGCACGGCTGCTCGATCCTGCCGTCCGGCCGCCAGAACCCGTTCTTGCAGGTGCCGCCGCAGACGCACTTGCTGGGCGTCGGAGCAGGGGCCTCCTCGGTGGCAAACGATGCGTAGGCCGCCTGCGTGGCCGCCGCAGCACGGGGCTGCTGGTCGTTAATCATCACGGGGTCGGCCGACAGCCAGGTCAGGAAGGCAATGATCCATTCCCACATTTCACCACCCCCTGGCGTGATTCAGGTGCGCGTAGCCGTTCTCGTCCACCATGACGGACTGAATTTCTGTGCCAGCGTGCGCCGGGGCGGGCTCGGCAAAGGCGGCAAACCAAAGGGCCGTCTTGGCGAACTTCACCAGGGCGGCCAGCACCGGACGGTCCTTGTGCGGGCTGGGGATCGGGGAGATGTCGTCGCCATAACGCCAACCAATAAAGACACAGGCGACACAGATCAGGATCAGCGATGTCTTGGACACGGTAACCATCGAGCATCTCCCTAGAGGGCCAGAAGAAACGAAATCCGTTCGTCCTGCGGGGCAGGGGCCAGCCAGTT